GGGTCGAGGTCACCAACCAGTGGTTGACCGAAGTCCTCGACCAAGCCGCTTAAGGAGCCGCAGCAATGGCAATGATTCCCGAAACCCTGGCGAACATGAACCTGTTCGCCGATGGCGTCAGCTTCCAAGGCGACGTGCCCAGCCTGACCCTGCCCAAGCTCACGCTCAAGACCGAGGAGCACCGCGCCGGCGGCATGGACGTGCCGGTGGAGCTGGACATGGGCATGGAAAAACAAGAGGCCGGGTTTACCACCACGGGCGTGCGCCGCGAGTCGCTCAAGTTCTTCGGCCTGGCTGACGGCACCTCGTTCAACGGTGTGTTCCGTGGAGCCTTCAAGGGCCTCAAGGGCAAGGTCACCCCGGTGATTGTGACCCTGCGCGGGCTGCTCAAAGAGATCGACATGGGCGACTGGAAGGCCGGCGACAAGGCCGAGATCAAGCACAACGTGGCCTTGACCTACTACAAGCTCGAGGTCGACGGACGCCTGATCTATGAAATCGATGCGCTGGGTATGAAGCGTGTCATCAACGGCGTGGACCAACTCGCCGCCCAACGTTCGGCCCTGGGCCTTTAAGGAAATCCCCTCATGTCTCAAGTCAAAAAGACCCCGGCCTGGATGGTCCTCAGCGCTGAGAGCGTCGTGGTGAGTCTCACCAAACCGGTGCAAATGAACAGCGTCACCTGCGACAAAGTCACCTTGCGCGCCCCAACCGTGCGCGATGTGCGCGCGGCCAATACCGGCGCCTGCGGCGATGACGAGCAGCGTGAGCTGCTGCTGTTTGCCAGCCTGGCCGAGGTTGGTGCCAAGGACCTGGAGGGCATGACCCTCAAGGACTACCAGCGCCTGCAGGCCGGTTATTTTCGCCTGGTGCAAGACGACGAACTTTGACCCGGTGGTGATGAAGATGGCGGCAAAGCGGCTTGCGAGCGAGCTGCACTTTTCCGCCGAGGAAATCATGACCATGCGCTTTTGCGACATGGTCTGGTGGCTCACGGACTGAGCCTGTCACATCGGGCATAGGGGCGACAGATGGCGAGCAAACTGGCATTAGGGTTGGTGATCGGCGGCGCCGTCAGTTCGACGGTAGGCGCTGCCTTCAAGACGGTTGAAAACCGGATCAAGAAGCTGGAAGAAACAGGCAACCGGGCCAAGGTGCTGAAAAACACCATCGGCGAAACCATGCGCCTGCGTGATGAATGGAAGAAGGCCTACGAGACCGGCTCCGCCTCGGCGTCCGGTCTGCTGCGTAAGCTCGAGGGCAATCTGGATTGCCTGCGCAAGCAGGGGGTGCAGGTCCACAAACTGCGCCAGGAATACCAGGCACTCGGACGGGTCGCCAAAGGTGCAGATCTGCAGCTTAAGGGGCATGAGCAAATCCGCCAGGGCAAGGACAGCCTCAAGTCAGGGATCGGCCAGGCAGTGGCCGGTGTGGGGGCAGTAGCGATTCCGACCAAGATCAGTGCTGACTATCAGGCGATCATCCGTGACATCGCGATCAAGGCGGACGTGGCCAACAAGCCGCAAGAAGCCCAGATGACCCGCACCATCATTCAGACCTCGCAAGACACTGGGATGGGCCGCAACGATGTAGCCGACCTGGTGAATCAGTTGGTCGGTGCCGGCATGGAGCTGGACAAGGCGCTGTCCTACGCACCAGTGGCGGCCAAGTTCGCCATTGGGCAGGGCGCAACCGGGGTCGACACCGCGAACATGATCCAGGCGCTGCAGCAGAACGCCAAGATCAGTGACCCCAAAGTCATGGAGAAAGCCCTGGAGGCTATCGCCCTGCAGGGCCAGGCGGGCAGCTTTGAGGCGGCCGACATGGCGCGCTGGTTTCCGCAGATGCTGGCCGGCATGGAGAAGATCGGCATCACTGGGCTGGACTCGGTGAGCCAACTGGGCTCGATGCTCCAGGTGCAGATGAAGACTGCCGGCGGGTCCGATGAGGCGGCCAACAACCTCAAGAACTGGATGGAGAAAATCGGCTCCGGAGACGTGGTGAAGTCCTACAAGGAGGCGGGCATTGATTACCAAGCCTCGCTGAACACCGGTATTCAGGGGGGCATGTCGACCCTGGAGTCCAGCTTTGCGCTGGCCCAGCGCTACGTCGAAGCCACCAACCCGGAGCAGGCCAAGAAGATGGCCGAAGCGACGGCCAAGATCAGCAAGGAGACAGATCCCGCCAAGGCCAAGGCCATGCTGGAGTCCCTGGAGAAGGCCCTGCGCACCGGTGACATTTTTGCCGACATGCAGGTCAAGGCTGCACTCACTGCCTTCTCTCAGAACAAGGCGCTGTATGAGCAGCTGAAAGCCGAATCGAAGAACGCCACCGGCATCCTCGACAAGAACCTGGCCGAGCGGCGCGAGTCGTCATCGCAGATGTGGGCCGAGACGGCGAATGCCTTGAACGACAGCATGCGCGCCGTGGGTGATGCCTTGCGGCCGGTGACGGACTCCGTAGCCCAGGGCATCACCGTGGTGGCCAAGTCGCTGACCGGTCTCACAGAGAAGGCGCCGCCGTTGGTGCTGGGCCTGACCGCCCTGGGCGCCGGGCTGATCGCGCTGAAAAACGTGGTGGCCGCGTTCAAGATCGGCAAGGGCCTTCTCAACGTGGCCCGGGGCTCGATGATGGGCAACCCGAACGTGATTCAGCGGGTGTTTGTAACCAACGCTGCCGGCATGGGCGGCGGTGATTACGGCGCCGATGGCGGCAAGGACAAGAAGGGCCGCAAGGGCGGCCGCACTGGGCGGGGTGGTCGCGGCCTGCGCGGTGGCATTAGCGGCATCGGCCAGGCGCTGAAAAGCGTCATCACCGGTGGCGGGGTGGGTGGTGCAGTCAAAGGCGCGGCGTCGGCCGGGATTGGCAGTGCGGCGCTTAAGGGCATCGGCTCGATGGCCAAGGGCGCTGCACCGTTGATCAAGGGCGGCGCCGTGTTGTCGGTGCTGGGTGCCGGCATCCAGGTGGCGGACACCTACCAGAACGCCACCACTCGGGATGAAAAAGCTGAGGGCTATGGCGAGGCGGCGGGGAACCTGGCCGGCGCTGCAGCGGGGGCGGCAGCAGGTGCTGCAATCGGTTCGGTGGTGCCGGTGATCGGCACGGTGATTGGCGGCCTAATCGGCGGCGCTCTGGGCGCCTGGGGCGGATCTGCTGCAGGCGGTGTCCTGAGCAAAAAAATGTTCGGCAGCGATGAGGCGCTTAAGTCGATGCCGGCTGCTGGGCCGCTGATGATGACCAACGCCGGCAAGGACATCCCGCCCGTCCTGGGCGACATCGCCAAATCATTCAAGACCGGCCAGACCGATCCGGCGATGGGGCAGGTGGTGCGGTCGATGGCCCTGGCGTCGCCCACGGCGGCAGCGCCGGCGATGATCAAGGCGCCGGAGCCTCCCAAGCCCGCACCGCCCAAGGTCGAGCAGCAGTTTACCTTCGCGCCGCATATGCCCATCGTGGTGCGTGGCGATGTGAAAGACCCTGCGCAATTGGCGCGGGAGATTGAGCCGCAACTGCGCCGGATGTTCGACGAGTTCAACCGCCAGGCGGCGGCCCGTCAGCTGTCCGACGCACCACATCTTTAAGGAGGGACCATGGCTTATATGGAGCAGCTGCAGTCGGGGTTCCAGTCCCTGGTGGCAGCGGGGGAGGCCGGGCGGCAAAGTGCCGACGGCATGCTGGGCCCCATAAACGGTGCAATCAGCGACATCACCGGCGCCGCCTCGGAGCTGGAGAACATACCGTTTGTGGGGCCTGAGCTGGGGGCCAAGCTGCAGCGGTCCATGCGCGGCATCACGGCCGCTCAGGCTGCGGTCGGTGAGGTGGCGGCCAAGTACAGCCAGGCGGTCACGGCGGCGAGCCAGATCCAGGAACGCATGGGCGCGCTCAAGGAGCAGGCGGCCAGGGCCAGCGCTGCCATCAACCGCATCGGCGGGCAGATCAGCCCAAGCCTGGGCAACATCTTCCCGACCGGCGCCTTCGGTGCTGAGACCACGCCGGCGGCCGAGGCGGTGAAGCCGTTCCCGCACCTGCTGATCATTCAGCCGTTTCGGGCTGCCGGCGAGGCCTTCTACTTCAACCTCGATACGGCGGCCTTTGATGAGCTGCGGCGGCAGACGGGCTTTCGTTGGGCAGCTCAGGAGCGCCTGACCCGCAGCATCGCGCAGCAGGCGGTGGGCCAGGGCGACGACAAGATCACCCTCAAGGGTGCGATCTTCCCGGGGTTCAAGGGCGGCCTCGGTCAACTGCAGACATTGCGCAGCATCGGGCGTCGTCTGCAGCCGCTAAGCCTGACCACCGGCTATGGCGAGGTGCTGGGCACTTGGTGCCTGATCAGCCTCGAGGAGGAACAAAGCCATCTGCTGGCCGGCGGTATCCCGCGTAAACAAGGCTTTTCACTGGAGTTTGTGAGCTATGGCGACGACCTGCAGAACGTCTAGCGGGGATCTGCTCGACACCCTCTGTCATCAGTATTACGGCCACCTGAATGGCTGTGTCGAAGCGGTGCTGGATGCCAACCAGGGCCTAGCCGACGAGCCCCAACCGTTCCGGGCCGGGGTGTTGATCGTGCTGCCAGATCTGCAGAGCCAGGCCGAGGCCACGGTGCAGCTCTGGGATTGATGCCCGCGCTACCTATAGACCCCGCCGAGTGCGGGGTTTTCCATTTCTGGAGCTTGAACAATGAAACCTGAGTTCCGAATCGTTGCGGACGGGAAGAACATCACGGCGCTGATCAACGACCGACTGTTGACCTTGCGCACTTCGGACAAGCCCGGCATGGAGTCCGACGAGTTTGAGTTGCGCATCGATGACCGCGACGGCGCCGTGGCCTTGCCCAGCCGTGGGGCCAACATCGAGGTGTACATGGGCTACAGCGGCCAGGCCTTGACCCGCCTAGGTCGCTATACGGTCGACGAGGTGGTGGTGTCGGGTCCGCCGGACTCCATCGAGATCCGTGGCAAGGCCAGCGACATGCGCGGCAGTGGCAAGACCACCCGCAGCGGCAGTTGGGAAGGTGTGCCACTGCAGCAGATCGTACGTGATGTGGCAGCGCGTAATGGCTGGACGCCGCTTTGCCCGGTCACCACCAAGGTGCCCCGGGTCGACCAGCTCAATGAATCCGACTTCAACTTCATCACGCGCCTGGCCAAGCAATACGACTGCACGGCCAAGGTGGCGGATGGCAAGTTGTTGGTCCTGCCGCGCCAGGCCGGACAGAGCGCGAGTGGCAAGGCCCTGGGCACGGTCACCGTTCACCGCCGCGACGTGAGCCGCTACCAGTTCCGCCTCGGCGACAAGAGCACACACAAGGCTGTGCAGACCAAGCATCAGGACAAGAAGAGCGGAAAGCTGCAGGTGGTCGACCTGGCCAACGATGAGTCGCCCGATGGCCTGCCGCCGGTGCACACCGACCGGCATATCTACCCGAACAAGTCTGCAGCCGAACAGGCGGCCAAGGCGCGCTTGGCGGCGTTCAACCGCAGCACCGCCGGCGTGCGCCTGGAAATGCTCGGGCGTACCGACCTGTTCGCCGAACGCATGATCAACGCTCAGGGATTCAAGGCCGGGCTCGATGGTGAGTACCTGGTGGAGTCGGTGGAGCAGACGTTCACCCAGTCGGGCTGGAGCACCACCGTCGAGTGCAACGGCGGCAAGAAGGGCAAAGCCAAGGCCGCCGGCAAGAAGAAAAAGAAAGAGACCAAGCCGCTCAGGGTTGAGCAGCTTTAAACCCACATCACTGGAGACGTACGCATGACCATTACCGCGCAGCAGTTGCTGCAGATCCTCCCCCAAGCCCGCCAAGTTGCGGGCTTTTTTGTGCCTGTGCTGAATGCGGCGATGGCACGTTTCAAGATCAACTCCCCGGTCCGCATGGCGGCCTTCATCGCCCAGGTGGGGCATGAGTCCGGCCAGTTGACCCGAATGGTCGAGAACCTGAACTACAGCGCGGAACGGCTCCAGGCCGTTTGGCCGAATCGCTTCGACGCCGCTCTCGCCGTGCAGGTGGCCCGCAAGCCGGAGCAGATCGCGAACATCGCGTATGGAGGCCGGATGGGTAACGCGTTGCCCGGCGACGGGTGGAAGTATCGAGGCCGGGGCCTGATCCAGTTGACCGGTGCGAGCAACTACCGCGCCGCTGGCGCCGCCCTGGGCCTGGACCTGGTAAATCACCCTGAGCTGGTGGAGCAGCCCGAGACTGCCGCCCTGGTCGCCGGTTGGTTTTGGCAGTCGAACGGCCTCAATGAACTGGCCGACTCCGGGCAGTTCGCCAAGATCACCCGAACCATCAACGGCGGCCTGACTGGCCAGGCGGACCGCGTCGCGCTGCGCGACCTGGCCGCGAAGGTGCTGTCGTGAGTGGCGCAATCTGGCGCCTGTGCGGCGTGGTTCTCGTCGTCCTGTTGCTGATGGCCGGGAGCGGGTGGGCCGCCTGGGAGTGGCAGGCCAACAGTTACGCCCGACAGTTGGCCGAGCAGTCTGAGGCTTACCAGCGAGAGCGAGAGCGCGCGGCAACGGCTGTAATCGACTGGCAGGAAGCCCAACAGACCGCACGTCGAGAACTGGAGGATCGGCTCCAGGCGAATGACCAAACCCATTACCAGGAATTGACCAATGCTCAAATCGATCAGGCTCGCCTGCGTGACCGGCTGGCTACTGCTGATGTGCGGCTGTCAGTCCTACTCGCCGCCCCGGGTGGTGGCGGTGGGATGTCAACCACCACCGGCGCCGGCAGCGTGGTTCATGGAGCCGCGCGCGGTGAACTTGACCCAGCGGCTGCTCAACGAATTTTCGCCATTGCCGGCGACGGGGATCAAGGATTGATCGCGTTACGGGCGTGCCAGGCGTATGTCACGCAGGTGCTACGGTGAGCTGTCAGGCTATTAGTGTTGGGCCGGGCCGGAGTCAGTAGCTTGCGATGCAAGACTAATTTGAAATAACTGTCCTGTTTTTTCCATTGGACTTGGCGATGTATAGCGCTTTGTCGGCTGTATCTATCAGGCTCTCGGGAGTGTCAGATCCATCATCAGAGAGTGCGCTAATACCAATACTAATAGTGACCACTCCGAGTGGGGATTTAATATGTTCAATCTTATTTTGCTCTAGATTGATTCGTATCTTTTCAGCTAGAAGGAAAGCTCCAACATAGTCTGTATTTGTAAGTACGATGGCAAATTCTTCTCCTCCGTATCGTGCGGCAAGATCGCCGGCGCGGTTTACGTGGCTTTTAATTATTGCTGCCACACTCTTCAAACATTCGTCACCCCGGACGTGGCCGTAGTGATCGTTGTAAAGTTTGAAAAAATCAATGTCAATCATGATGAGAGTCATGCCGTTGAGCTTGAGCTTTTTTTGACTGATTTCAGTTTCTACAAATGAGTCGAAATGACGACGGTTGGCGATTTTTGTTAGCCCATCTTCGAGCGCCATTAATCCAAGCGCTTTATTGGCTTCGATATAGCTTCTTTGGGATGTCTGTAGTTCTCTTTGTGCATGGATTTGCTGGCTCATTAGTTTTATTAATCGGAAGCCTATAAAGCTGAGGATTAATAATAGTATGGTGGATATTACTAGGCTGGCAAAAGATTCGCTTCGCCAGTTGGCGAGTATTTCATTCCTATCAAATGCGGCGATGACTACTAAGGGGTACCCGTTAATGCGCCGAAAGCCTATTACCCGCTCTACACCGTCTATAAACGATTTTATAGTTGCTGTTCCTGAGTTTACATCCGGCTTTAGTAGGGCAAAGACTTCCCCCTTTGATATGTTTAACCCAACTTCCGAGTCGTGGAATGGTTTGCGAACTATAATAAGGCCACTTGATGTCGCCAGATTTATGATGCCGTTTGCTCCCATGTCTACACCATCGTAAAGATTGAGGAAGTAGTTAAGGCGGATCGTAGCTATCGTTACCCCGGCGAAACTTCCGTCTGGATGGTTGATTCGGCGCGATACCGTCATGATCCATTCATTTGTTGAGCGACTGTGTATAGAAGGGCCAAGATAAGGTCCTGGGTCCGTATGGTCGCGATGATAGATGAAATAGTCACGGTCTGAGTTGTTGGCGCCGACGGGGATGACACCATTTGAATTCAGCAGCCAGC